CAATTCTTCATCACCAGTTTGGCTTTCTGCTTTTAATTCAACAATTGGGTTTACATAGTAAGTACCTTCTGTATTTCTTGCTTTTCTTGTTGGTACAATTCTAGTATTAGCTATCATACCAATTTCACCTTTAAGAATAACTTCTTGGTTATATTTATCAGCACTTATAAAGTTACTATCTTTTCTTAAAGTTGAAACTTGATGAGGGTGAATAAACATAACTTTAGGTACATTTTCTTCTTCAACGAATAAATCAATACTATCAATTATATTGTTATATGAAATTGCACTATCAAAAGTTTTTGATACTTGTCCTCCTTTTAATGCGTCAATTACATCGTTATCTACTTTACTAGCAAGTGATTTTGCTAATTGTGAATTTGCTTCTCCTACTGGGTTTCCATATGCACTTAATACTGCTTCATCAGTTAATGTAACATCTTTTACGATTTTCTTAACTTTGTATTCTGCAGTAGTTATATTTAATTGTGCGTCTCCTTGTGCTACTCCTTCTGCTACTTCTTCAGCATCTCCTATATATTCATATTTAGGTACAGTAATTGTACTACCAGGTTGTCCTTCTAATTTAGTATCAACTTTAGCGAATGGTGTAGCTTTAATTGCCTTTTCTAGTTTGGCACTAATCATAGGTGCCATAACTTCTGGGTCTACTAAATTTGCTAATTTTGTAGTATTATCCATAATTTTTCATCCTTTCTTTTATTCATTATTATATTTATTGAATAACTCATGATTTGATTGCTTAAATTCAACCCTTTCTTTATATCCCATTTTATCAAATGCTTCTTTAGTTACAGTACTTTCCATACCTTCATCTACTCCTGGCATATCAATTTTTGGATTAGGGTTTGCAAATATGCCATCTTTTCCTTTTGTTATTTCCTCGAATAAATCTTTTGCAGATTTACCCATATTTGCACTATCTTTTAGTGCTGTTTTAATTTCATCAACAATTGCATTTTTAGTAAAATCATTGACAAATTTTTTATCACCAAATACTTCATTAATATTTTTAGTTAAAATATCATCTTCTGCTTTGGCTTTTTGTTCTGCTTCTTGTTTTTCAATTGAAGTTTGCAACTCTTCATATTTACTTTTCCAATCAGCATTATCTTTAGCACTTTCATTGAACTCATTGATTTTAGTTTCATAAGTAGAAATTTTATTTTCTAATTCTTTTTTTGAATTATTTAAAGTTTCTATTTCCTTATCTTTTTTAGTAATTGCTTTACCATATAAAGACATAACTAAATCTTTTTGCTCATCTGTGAAATCTACTAAATCATCTCTTTTCATAATTTCCTCCTATCGTTAGTTTTACGTGCCACGAACACGCGAGATTTAATTATAGGAGTTCTCTCTTGAACTCTAAAAACATTATATCACATCTTTTAAAAAACTCAAAATTGACATAAAAAAAGCAAGATTATTTCTTGCTTGATTTTTTCTTTTTAGTTGTTTTAGGTTTTGCTGCTTTTACTTCAACAGGACCATATCCAAATGTTCCAACTGATGTTTCTATTGTTTCTATTATTTTAGGTTCTTCTCTATTTTCTTTTTTAGGTTCAACTTCTATTACTTTAATAACTGTAACTCCTTTATCATTATTACCAGTTAAATATTTAACCATTTCTTCATCACATTCAAACTTATCTCCACAATATAACCAACCTTGTCTATTTCCATTAGTTGCTCTTTGAATGTTATTTAATTTTTCAAAATCTTTTAATTCAAAATTTTGTATTGCTTCTACTTTAATCATATTCACTCCTTTTCATATGATGATTTATCTTTAAATTTGCTTTCAAAGAAATTTATCATTTTATTCTTTGTAGTTTCAAAATCATCTAATTGTTCTGTATCATTAAAACATATCATATCACAATCTTTAAATTTTTCAAAATTGACATCACTTTTTAATGTTACATAGCAACTATTATAATAATTATCAAATTTATAATACCTTTTTAAATCTCTATATAAAGATGTAAATACATGATTAGAATATTTATATTTATCCCTAAAACAACCTTTATTTGCCTCTAAAAATTTATTATAATATCTATCTACTATTTCATTTTCAAAATCTTTTTTATGTGCTACCGGTAAATGGTCTAAAGGATACCATTTTGCTTTATCTCCACTAACTTCTAATTGTAAATCTATAACATTATTTAAAACAGAATAAAAAGTACCATCAGAAGCATTTAAATAATCTAAACCAAATTTAAGTATCTTTTCTCCATTATCTCTATATACTGGGTAATCATCAACAAAAAACATATGCTTTGATATAGGATTAAGAAAATAATAATCATCATTACAATATACATAATTATCGGATAAATCTTTTATTTTACATATATAAGTTTCTATAGTAAAAGTATTAAATGTTGGTAGTAATTCTTCTGGTATAAATTCTTTATGATATACTATCCTTAATTTTGGATTATTAGTATCTAACCATTTAGGTATTTGGCTTTCACAAGCAACTAATAAAAATACTTTATTTACCCATTTACAATTATTTTCTATACATCTAAAAAAGTACTTAAAGCAATCCCAATCTCTGTATCTTTCATCACCTATAACTTGTCTATCATTTGTATTTTGCTTTGATAAATAATCTCTAAATATACCTCTCCAATATTCATCACTATCATTATAAAAAGGTACTACTATGTCTATCATTTTATTCACCTTTTCTTATTGCTTCTGCTTTTTTATGAGTTAAGTTATCTGGTCTACTTGAATTGTAATAATATAATACTTTATCTATATAATACTTACTTAAATTTAATTTATTTATTTCTTCTTGAAAAGGTACATCAAAACTATATATCCATCCTTCAACAAATCTAGGCATTTTTTCTCTTTTATAAATACATTTCCAAGGAGCATAATTGCTAGGGTGTCTTACTATTCTTAATGTAGCCATATCTTGCCAATCATAAAATATTAAATCTTCATCTCTTTCATCTATAGTTTTTAATAAAGTAGAAATATATTCTTTATCTACCATATCATCACTATCTATTAATGCTACATATTTACCTTTTGCTAATTCTATACACTTATTACTTGCATATGCTCCACCTTTATTTTCTTTTAAATGAGTTATAAAAACATTTATTTTTTCACTATATACATCTAGCCTTTTTTCATTACAACCATCATCTACTACTATTAGTTCTGTTTCATTCGTCATTTGTGATATTATTGCATCTATTAATTTTTTAGTTAACTCATATGTTTCATAATAAGGTATACATAAACTTAATTTTACCACTGACGGTCACCTCCATCGATTACCTCGTTTTTGCAATCTTCTACAATCTTTTCCATTAAACTATCAAACAACACATCTTGTCCTTGTATTGATAAAGCAAATTGTAAAGTATCGGCATAATGTCTTATAGTACTTGTACCCCACATAACTTCATCTCTAATAGTTGTTGTTGATTTATAATTATCTTTATTCCATACATAAATAGGTTTCTTTAATAACTTATAATTATTCATATAAAAACATATTCTTCTATGTTGGTTTCTATCTTCTTTTAATGTACCTTCGTTATAAAGGCATTTTTGAGCCGTTGCTAGGCTTTTTTTAATTACCTTACCACAACTACCCGACCAACCTTCAAACGCTTCATATCGGTTCTTATAATTAGGTGTAAAGCATACTTTAGTTTTACCTCTTTTATAATCTGCTATACCTACAAATAATACATCCGGTTTATCTTGTAAATTATCATTTATAGTTTCTAGTGCTTTATCGTTATATAACCAATCGTCACTATCTACATAATAAACATAGTCTACATCATCGCTTAAATGTAAATATGCTTCATTTCTAGCACCACCATTTAATCGTTTTTGTTTTAATTGTACTATTTTTAAAACATAATCAGTATAGTAATCTTGATACTTTTTTGCTATATTGACACTATTATCTGTACTCATATCGTCTACAAATATTATTTCATAGTTTTTATATGTTTGATTAAATATACTTGTTAGACATTTTTCTATTGTATGTTCATAATTAAAGTTCGGTATTATAATACCTATTTTATAATTAACCTTTTCCAATTTATCCCAATCCTTATCTGTTATTTTACATTTCTTTATACAATCTATATCATAATCAGTAGTATTTATGTCTACAAAATCACATTCTTTATATTGCATACAATGTAACCCTATCTTTTTTAATTCATCTAATGTAGCATTATCGTATAAATAAATATATTCATTACCATCATTTTTAACTACTTTTAATGAATTATTATCTACGGCTATTTTCATATAACCTCCTTATATCTTATTATTTTATATAAACTCATCTTCTTAATATCCTTTCAAGTTTTTCTCCACGTACATATCTGTCTTTCCAATATTTGTATTGATGAGCAGTACCATTTAAAAATATTAATAACACATCATTAAATAATATTCTGCATGGTATTTTATGTAAAGTCAATTTAAAGGCTATTTTATCTATCTCCTTGACGTTTTCACTATGATATATATATTTATATTCATTGTTGCTTAATTCGTCTATTTGATACATAAAATAGCCTCCTATATGCTAATTATTTGCCATATCCATCTTCCATACAATATTCGCAAATTCCATCTTGTAATGCCAATTCATCAGTACTCATTTCATCCTTTAAGTACCAACTTTGACAATTATTGCAATATTCACAATCTTCTTTCCAATGATATTCGTTTGTATTCTCACAATATATCATGTGCTTTTGAACCATATATTCAAACATCATTGG